AAGTCAACTACCTTCATATGCTCACGATAAATATCCAACGTTTGTTTCATTTATAACAACGTATTTTGAGTGGTTAGATGAAGAAAATAACTATTCATATTTCTTAAATGAATTTAAATCAAATATAGATATAGATCAATCCAATGATAATTTTGTTGAACAATTTTTACAAGAATTTGTGGAAGGTATTCCAACATTTGATTTAAAGATACCAAAGAATGAATTAGTTAAATTAATTCGTGAATTTTACATATCAAAGGGTACAGAAGAATCATTTAAATTCATTTTCCGAGTATTATACAACAAAGACGTTGATATTTCATATCCAAGAGATTATGTTTTATCATCATCCGATAATACTTATGGTGGTGATTTTATAATGAATGTTAGTCGTGATATTAATAAAGAATATTTCATAACAGATGATAGCATTATATACATATATGATAAGTTATCAGGATTAAGGGCATTTGTTGATCAACTACAAGAAAAAATTGATGTATTAGGAAATCATTATTTTCAGGCTTATCTATCATCTTTCGATAATGGTTTATATAATCAGGAAGATATGGAATTAAAACTTCAAATTGATGATATTATATACAATACAACTGTTATTAGAACAATTAATGGAATTGACGTTATAGATCCAGGTATTGCATTTACAGTTGGTGATGATGTTTATATTGATACAGATTTGATTAATGGTAATAGTGATTTTTTTACAAAGATTACTGCTGTTACAAAAGGTAGAATTGAAACAGTTGATATTGATGATATTGGTGATAATTATGTGGTTGGTGATTTTATTGATGTTGTTAATAAACATTTGACTACTGGATTTGGATTTTCTGCTACTGTTGCAAAAATTGGTGGTTCTGGTGGTGTATTGAGTATTGATATATCCAATGGTGGATTTGAATATGAAGATGAACAGAGTGGATATATTACATCTAATTTTTCTGGAATTGAACCACTTATTCCTGCATCTTTCACATTAAAGGGTGATGGATTAGGGTCAATTAAACGTTTTGAAATACAAAATAGTGGTATCATTTATGATGAAGGAAGTGTTGTATTAAAAACAACTGGTGGGCGTGATGAAGATTTAATTCCCATATTCTCTAATATATTTGAAACTCCTAAATCAACAGCAAATCAAAAGGGTTTTACAAGTTATAATAATGTATTGACAGATAGTTGGTATTATCAATATTTTAGTTATTTAGTGTCAAGTTATGAGCAACCTAATCAATGGAAACATATTATTAAAAAAATATTACATCCTGCTGGATTAGCACAATTTAATAGATGGTTATATGAATCAGAATCAGCACCAGATGATATTATTGGATTTAATAAAAATGTTGTTGATAGTATATTGACTAAAATATTTGAATTAATTTTAGAACAATCAAATAATCCATTTTTAATTGGTGTTGAAAGTAAAGTACAAGACACACATTATATATTCAATTCAGGTTATATAATGGTTGGACATAATTTAAGAGATTTAGATTCTGAGAAATGCTTACAAAATTTCAATTGGTCTGCATCATTATGGTATGATGAATCCATTGAGAGCATTTTAAGTGGAAAATCAATTGAACTAAATACTATTAACGAAAGTTATATTACACAAACAATTACATAGGACATATAAACCGTGGCTTCAATTATTAAAGATAAAGCAAGAGTATTTAATGCGAACCAATTCTTGAATTTATTTTCAACTGGTTCAAATCAAACTTGGCAATCGGGTGCGATTTATTCAACGAATGATATTGTTATTAATAATTATCGTGAATATGTTGCTACAACTTCCGGTACTGCTGGAGCTACTCCACCAACACACACAACGGGTGCTTTATCTGATGGTGGTGTTATTTGGCAACATGTTAAACCTGCCTTAGTTACAAATTATTACAATAATAATTTATATATGGTTCTTGGTAAAACTGATGCATGGGATGATGAACAAAATCCACCACAAGCAATGAATTATACAAAAGAAGATTATAATAATTTAAATGATGCATTGTTCTTTAAGAAACTGAGTTCTGCTAATGCTACTATGGGTATTAAAAGAAATCAATGGACAAGTGGTATAATTTACGATGCTTTCAGAACTGATTTAGAATTAGATACAATTGAATACTATGTTACCAATAATTCAAATAGAATTTATATTTGTCTTGATAACAATGATGGAATACCATCAACATCTGAACCAACTGATATTAATACAACATTTGATTCATTTAAAACTGGTGATGGTTATACTTGGAAGTTTGTTGGTGAAGTATCGGATGCTAATTTCATATCAACTGATTATATTCCTGTTATTAAGGTATTATCGGATAATGGTTCAAAACAATGGGAAATTCAACAAAATTCTAAATCACAAGCATTATTATATGTTAATGTGTTGGATGGTGGAGCCATATTTGTTGATGGTGTTCCATCCGTGGATGTTGATGGAACTGCAATAGGTATCGCTACTCTAACTGGTGGATTTTTAACTGAAATTACATTAACCGATATTGGTTCTAATTATGATATAGCACCATATGTTGCTATTATACCATTAGGTGCTACTGATCTTGGCATACATCAACCAACAATGACAACCGATGTAACTTTAGGTGAAGTAACAGGATTTACTATTTTAAATGGTGGTCAATATAATACAGCCAATGTAATTACTGCTACAATTAATTCAGGAACAGGTACAGGTTGTACAATTGAACCAGAATTTACAGGATTTACATTAACCGGATTTACAATAACAAGTGTCGATGGTGGTTCAAATTATTCAGATACAGATACAATCACAATTGATGATGGTGATGGAAATGTGGAAGCACATGATTTAGTTGTTAATTCACATCTTGGTACTGTTTTAGGATTAGGTTCAAATATACTCGAAGATTGTAATGCTAAATATATTATAATAAACGACAATATAATTGATGATGAATCAGGTTATATTGATACCGATGTTGATTTTAGACAAGTATCATTAGTTGTCGATCCAAATGATATGGGTACAGATCTTGCAACTGCATTAAGATATTATGGTCCGGCAAGTTCAGGATATGCTGGTGCTAGTCTAAACCAAAAAATAAATCCAGTTTCAGGTAGTTTGATATACATTGATAACATTGAAGCAATTCAAAGAACATCAAACCAACAAGAAAACATAAAAATAATTTTGAAATTTTAAGAGAAGATAAATGCCAAAGAAAACGTTTAATACAGATCCTTATTTTGATGATTTTGATGAAAGTAAGAATTTTCATCAAATATTATATAAACCAAGATTTCCTATTCAAACAAGGGAAATGAATCAGCAACAATCTATTATAAAAAATCAGATTGAAAGATTTGGTGATCATATATTTAAGCATGGTTCTATCGTGGAAGATACTATTCCAAAATATATCAATGATATGAATTATGTTAGATTGAAAGATTTGGATACAAATAACGAAGCTGTTAAAACTGAATTAATATTGGGTAAAAAATTAATTGGTAAAACTACTGGAATTACTGCCAAATGTCAATTAGCAACCGATATTACAGAAAATGATCCACCAACAATTTTCATTAATTATTTAACCAGTTCACTAGATGGATTACATAAAGTATTTGAAAATGGTGAAGAATTGATTGTGTATGATGATCAGAATAATCCAGTTTATTCATGTTATGTAAGATGTCCAACATGTATTGGTTCTGTTGAACCTGCTACTGAAACTATTTATCCTACTGGAAAATCTGCAATATTTACTATTACACAAGGTATTTATTATGTGTTTGGTAGTTTTGTTTATACTCCAACTCAAACAATCATTTTAAAGAAGTATGATATTGATCCGAGCGTTACGGTTGGATTAAATATTATTCAAACTATTGTTACTGAACATGATGATCAAAGTTTATTAGATAATGCTTTAGGATATCCAAATTATACAAGTCCTGGTGCTGATCGTTATAAAATTCAATTAAGTTTAGAAAAAATACCAAATGATTCACCAGAACAAGATAATTGGATAAATATTGCAGTTATTGAATTTGGTATATTAAAAGAAATCAAAGATAAACCTGAATATGCTGACATTATGGATATGATGGCCAGACGTACATATGATGAATCTGGTGATTATACAGTAAAACCATTTTTAGTTAATTTCAAAAATTTATTAAAATCATCAAAAGATTCAACTGATGGTATTTATTGGGCTGATGAAACTACACCACCTGAAACATTAGAAGATTATAAAAATAGATTTATTGCTACAATGAGTGATGGTAAAGCATATGTTAAAGGATATGAAATTGAAAGATTATCCAATTCAAATATATCTATTGAACGTGCAAGGGATGAAGGTGTTATTGAAGATACAGCTATCCGTTATGTTCAAGGAAATTACATTTATGTTGCGTTAAATCCTCAATCAAATACATATCCTTTATATGATACTGCTACTGAAAAATATGCGGTGGATTTTGAAAATGTTTCATTCTATGATGATTATAATGTATGGGAAAATGGAGTGCCTGCATCAAGTTCTATTGGTGTGGCAAAAGTTAAATCACAATTAAATACTGGTAAAACCATAAAAGATTTTAGTGGTGCTGTTGATGTTCCTGTATTCAAATTATATTTATTTGAAATGAATATTACTTCACCAAGCACATTTAATGATGTTAAATCTGTATACAAATCTGGTATTAATACATTTGCATGTAAAGTTTTAACTGATGATGAATGGACAGAAATTGATGCTGGTGCTGGAAATGGTTCAGGTTTAGAAGAACCTAAAATTTATGATCCTGATTCTAATATGATGTTAAGTAAATTAGCAGAACCTTGGACAAGTGGAATTAATAATGTTACAATGACAACCAGAAAGAAATTTACTGGTCAATCTAATGCTGGTGGTGAATTTACCTTTTCTACTGGTACAAATGAATTATTTGAATCATTTAATCCTAATAAATGGGTATTCTCTGAAAAAGATGGTACAGGTAATTACATATATGTACCCGTGGATTCAGGTCAAGTTTCAATAACATCAAATGCAACAAACCAAGATTGTGTTGTAACAGGCTTTGGAACAAATCAACAATGTTGTGTTATTGTGGATATTATATCAAATAATGTCCCTTCAAAAACTAAAAACTTAATTTCAACAAGTCTTAATATTGAATTAACTTCTGCTAATTTTAAAGAATGGCATTTATTAAATCAAGTTGATGGTAGACGTATATTGTCAGTAACAAATATTACTGATCTTGATTCTGCTAATTGGTTTGATGTAACTTCTGATTTCATATTCAATGATGGTGCAAAAGATAATACATATGATTTATGTAAAATACAAAGAACATTAAATTCAGAACCTACTTATGGTGGTGATAGTAAAGCAATCTATGAGGTTGTTTTTGAATATTTTGAACATTTAAATACTAACAATGGATATATGTTTACAGCTTCATCATATCAGTCAATGATTGATGATGATAATCAAGATTTCGATTATGAAGATATTCCTTTATATGTTTCTCAAAATGGCGAGGACTATGAATTAAGACGTTGTTTAGATTTCCGTGTTGATGAAGCTGATGATGGTCAAGGGGGTCAATTTGTTGAAACTGGCTATATACCTTCACACGATTCAAACATAATTCATGATATTACATTTTATTTACCAAGAATTGATAAAATTGTTATTGATTCTATAAGTAAAAAATTTATTGCGGTTAAAGGAATACCATCTTTAAAACCTATTGAACCAAAAACACCAAAAGGTGCAATGGCTTTATATACAGTTAATATTGCTCCATATACACTTGATGTTAAAAGAGATGTGTATAAAAAGTATGTGAATAATCGTAGATTCACTATGAGAGATATTAGTAAGATTGAAAAACGTGTTGATAATTTAGAATATTACACAACATTTACTATGCTTGAAAAAGATGCTGAATCAACATCCGTTAAAGATGCTAATGGTTTGGATAGATTTAAAAATGGTTTAATCACAGATAATTTTGCTAATTTTACTGCTTCTGATACTAAACATCCAGAATTCAATGGTGCTATTGATATTAAAAATTATGAAATGCGTCCAACTTTTTATACAAGAAAGATTCACTTATCTCTTAATGTCAATACATCTGAAAATTATCAAATAACTGGTAATATGATTACACAACCATATAGTAGTATTGTGTTTCAGAAACAATTATTATCAAGTAAAACATTATCTGTAAATCCATATTTCATTTTCAATTGGATAGGAACTCTTGAATTGATTCCATCTTATGATTCAGATAAACAAATTGATCGTAAACCTGATTTAGTTATTAATATTGATATTGGTATGGAAGGTGGTAATGATTTACCAGATGGTCAATTAAATGAAACATTATTTGGAAATTGGGAACCAGTTGGTTTAAGAAATGTTGAAGATTCCGAAGTTGACGATCTTCTAACAGAAGGTTTAGACTTTGTTGGTAATGATAGTTTTTCAAGAGCATCCGTTGGTACACGCAGAGTAGTTGATGGTAGATTTGTACAAGCGGTTAATGTTGTTAAAGATGTTACTGATAGAAAATCATTGGGTGATAGAATTACTGATGTAAATATAATTCCATTTGTAAGAAAACAAGATATTCAATTTGTTGCTCAATCAATGCGTCCAAATACAGTTATATATCCATTTTTTGATGATATAGATGTTTCTCAATATTGTAGACCATTAAACGGTTCAAATGGTGATGAATTAAAAACTACTGGTAATGGTGAATTTATTGGTGTATTTAGTGTACCAAATACTGCTGATGTTAATTTCCATACTGGTGATAGAATATTTAAATTAACAGATGATTATATTAATTCTGATGATCCTGATACCACTACAACAACAGCAACAAGTAAATTTTGGTCTGGTGGATTAAAAACAGAAGTTCAAGAAACTATTTTAGATGTAGTTCATGAAGAAACTTTGGTGGTTGATGTTGTTGGTCCGGCTGTTCCACCACCACCTGCTCCACCATCACCACCAAGACTTGTATGCCCTTTAGGTTGGAGGACAGTACGGATGGCTGGTTTTCAACAATGTTTAGCACCAAACCCACCTAGTGATCCAATTGCTCAATCATTTACAATTGAATTAGGTGATTCTACTGGTTGCTTCTTAACTGAAATTGATGTATATTTTTCATCTAAATCTGATGAAGAACATGTTTGGGTAGAATTACGCCCAATGGTTAATGGATATCCTTCTGATAACAAAATATTACCATTTAGTCGTACTATTAAAGTGTCAAGTAGTGTTAATATTTCTGATGATGGTAGTTTACCTACACGTTTCACATTTGATTCACCTGTTTATGTTAGAAAAGACGAAGATTATTGTTTTGTTGTTGGTTCAAAAGATCAAGCATATCGTGTTCATGTTGCAAGATTAGGTGGTATGGGTAAAACTGGTGGTATGATTGCAACTCAACCATCAATGGGTTCATTGTTTAAGTCTCAAAATGGCAAAACATGGAACGCTGAACAAATGGAAGATATTAAATTCACTCTATATAAAGCAGATTTCAATCGTGATAACGATATGATTCTGAAATATATTGATAATGGATTTGCTGTTGATGATTTACCATATAATCCTATTGAAACAGAAATTAACTCAGATACTATTCGAGTTAAACATAGAAATCATGGATTTATTCCAGGCGATAAATTGTCTATGGATTTATTAACAAAAACACAATTTCAAATTGTTATTAAATCTGGTAATTTAATTGTCGGTCAAAAATTAAGTACAACTAGTACAGGTAGTTGTGTTGTCACATCATCAACATTTGTAGAAGATACGACAACTCCATCCGGTCATAGTGGTAAACGATATAATTGTACTGTTAAAGATATCATAGGTTATATTACTGCTGGTGAAGGAAATCTAGTTACCGCTAATCAATATATTGAAGAAGTTAAACAACCGTGGGTATTAGATAAATTAGATATTGATCAAGTTCAGCTTACAAATTGGCAAAATGGATTATCTTCCTGTGTTGGTTATTTTGAAGAATCTATTAATGCTGATGTAAATGGTATACCATTAGATGCATTAACAAATCCTGTTCAACCCTTAATGGTATTGGATGTTGATTCATTAGATAGTTATACAATTGAAGTTGCTGGATATCCTGCTACTATTACTGGATTTACTGGTGGTGATGGGGGACAAGTTCAAGGACATGTTCAAGTTGATATGTTCAATCTTGGTATTGATTTCAAAAAGAATGATGCTACATTGAGAGGTGAATTAATAGGTACTACTCATGGTAGCACAAATTCAGTATTTGATAACTATAATCCTTCTCCATTAGTAGATTTTACAGATAACTCAAATCAAAATTTATCACAACCAATAAAGGTTTCAAATCCACATAATAATGGTATTACTGGTGATAAATCTATGGATATTTCATTAATAGCAACTGCAATTAGTGGGGATGTTAATGTATCACCTGTATGTATGATTCCATCAATATCATTTACATCAATAACAAATCGTGTTGATTGGAATGATCAGGCACATTATGAGGTTGCTCCAAATCATGATGCATTATGGGATTCAAATCCACAACCTGATAAAGCAAGATGGGTCGATGAAACAGATCCGGTAGATGGTAAAGAAACTGCTAAGTATATTCTTAAAAAAGTATCATTGTCAAATCCTGCTACTATGATAAAAATATATGCAGATATATTTAAACCAAATAATTCGGCTGTTGATTTTTATTATAAAACATTACCAGTGGATAAATCAACGGGTCTTGAAGAAGAATCGTGGATTTATGTACCATTTGATGATGAATTTGTATCATCAACTGCTGATGAATTTATTGAAGCATCAATTACAATCGGTGATGAAGATTTAGGTCAAGCCCCAATTCCAGATTTTAAAGAATTTAGAATTAAAATGGTATTGAAAACTAAAAATACTGCTACACCACCGAGAGTTAAGAAATTCAGAGCAATTGCACTAACATAAATAAGAATGAGGTAAAAATGAGTCAATTAAAAATAGAAAATACTGATTATACCAAAGATGATAATACCGGAATTATTGTTAATAATAATAAGTCCGAGTATTTAAACGCTAGGGCAAGACGTTCTAAACAAAAAAGAGATCAAGAAAAAATCAATAATCTTCAATCAGAATTAACCGATGTTAAAAGCACTATGGCTGAATTAGTAAAATTAGTACAGGATTTGAATAATGGCAATAACTAAAATAAATGACCAAACAAAATTTTTAGGTTGGAAAGAAATTATCAACTTAATTATTGATGCAATTGGTGATAATGGAAATTTAACAACTGATGAAAAAATTACATTGGTTGGTGCTATTAATGAAGTTGATGGTAATACCGATGTAAACATTCTTGCTATTGCTGATATCATTAGTGATATTGGTGATATTAATAATCTTACAACAACTGTCACCAGTAATATTGTACAAGCTCTTAATGGTTTACAAACTGAAACAACTGCTAATGCTGATGCAATTGGTATCAATCAAACTGCAATTGGTTCCAATTCAACAAACATTGGTACTATTGGTGATTTAGATACGGTTTCAACTGATTTGGTTGAAGCGATTAATGAAGTTAATGGTAAAATCGATCATACTGGATTAAATCCTTATTTTGAAAACTTTGATAATAGTAGATTTTCATTAGATACGGGTATCACAATTTCAGCATTTAATAAAGGTAATTTATTAAATTCATACAATTCATCAACTATTACTGTTGGTGATAAATTTATTAACGATAATTCGGATAATGGCGGTTCTGCTGGAAATATGGGTGGGGATGCTATTACATTATTAGCTAAATTGGTTGTTGAAGGTAGATCCGAAGTTAGATATGGTTATGAATTTTTTATTGGTCAAATTACTGCTGGTGGTGGTACTGCTGATGTAATCAATTTCAATGCTACTGATTATTATCCACAAACAACATCAAATGATAAGTATCTTGGTTCTATTAATGAATATATTACATGGGCTGGATATGTTGAAAATACAGATGCAGTTAATGATATTTTAATCGGTTCAACACATCCAAACTTAACAACTTATATTGATGGTGTTGAAGAAGCAAATCCATATGAATTATCAAATGCTACTGGTTGGATTCACGTTAGACAGAAATTGTTCTTAACTCAGGAATTTAAAACAATATTTCCTTTAATCTCAGCAACATCTGGAAATGCTTCTGTTATAAATATTGCCTTATCTTGTTTATATCGTGCCGATGTTCTTGATACTCAATTAGGGGTAGTTCAATAATGGCCACAGTTATTAATTTTGTTGTGGATGCTGGATCGAAATTTGAAGGTATTGCGAGTATTGTCAATGAGGACGGATCATTATTTGATTTATCTGATTATGAACCATTTGCTCAAATGAGAAAAAGTTTTTTCAGTGATCGCAATGTTGTAGAAATTCAGGCAACTATTGAGGGTGATCCTATAAATGGTGAAATTTTGTTGGAACTTGACCCTGCTGTTACTGCTGATTTACCTACCTTAATTTCTAACAATTGGGTTTACGATATCGAAGCTCGAAATCCTTTGGATGTTACAGACGTAAAACGTGTTGCGGAAGGTGTAATAACCGTTAATCCGAACGCTACTAAAAGCCCATAAAATAATCATTAATAATCTGATTTTTTTGGTTCATATTTATATTAATGAATTGTTCGATTGTTAATTTTCTCATAATATATTCCCATAATAAAGTGTTTCTGCCTTTTATAAATAGATACAGGCATGATACCAAGTTTAGAAAAGTGGTATCCTATACCTATTTATAACCGGAGAAAACACTTGAAAAATGAGAAGTCTGTCTAATGCCATTGCAACCTCAGCGCAAAACTGCTACAATCACAGATAATTTAAATCTTAAAACAACTATCAAGACCAAGCACAATATTGGTGAAGCTGGAATGGTTTCAGATAATGTTGAAGCGAGGGTTATAGGAATCCCTGGGCCAAAAGGTCAAGATGCTGGTGGTGAAATTGGTGATGTCAATTATACAAACTTTACACCTGTTCCAGAAGATATTGGTGGGATCACGGCTGGCGAAACTTTTGATGATGTTCCAGTACAAACAATGTGGGATAAATTATTATATCCATATCAATATCCAACTTTCACAAATTTTTATATGGGATCACAATCAACTGTAATTGAAGTTGGTTCTGCTGTTATTGGTGGCATAAGAACGTTTAATTGGTCAACATCAAATGATACCAATATTAAAACAAATACAATTAGAATATTACAAGATTCATCCCCAATTTATACCAATGGTGAAAATGATGGAACTCAGGATGTAAATATTGGTTCAGATATTATTAAGACTTCACCACAAACTCAATCATGGTTAATTGAATCGACAAATACAAAAGAAGAAATATTGACAAGAACATATTCTGTTAGGTGGCGTTGGTCAAATTACTTTGGAAATAATAATGAATTATCATTAGATGAAAGTGATGTTTTGGGATTATCCGATAGAAGTTTGGTAACATCATATTCCGGAATATACAATTTTGTTGCTGGTGGTGGATATAAGTATATTTGTTATCCGGTATCATTTGGATTATATAATAAAGCTGTTGATGTTGATACCGGATTTGGAATGGCTATGGAACCTGCTGAAATTTTAAACATTACTAATGGGGATGGTATAAGTGCAGATTATTATATTCACAGAACTACCAATTTTATTAATGGTGCTATAAGGATACAATTATCATGAGTAAAATCCCAGGAACAGTTACATTATCGGGTATTATTGCTCCATCTGATGATCAGGATACTTATGCGGTTACGGAAGATACCTATAATAAGGGTGGTCATAGAACAGTTGAAACAATTGCTGAACGAAACTTAATACCTTCTCTTAGACGAAAAGAGGGGATGTTGGTGTTTGTCCGTGGTGATGGTATCACATATCAGTTAATTAATGACCTATGGGAAATTTTCGCAGGTTCTAGTGGTGCTGGTGATAAACATGAAGTCTATACTCAGGGTGTGGCAAGTGCTATTTGGAACATCAATCACAATATGGGGAAATTTCCTTCTATTGATGTAATTGATACGGGTGGAACAAATGTGGAAGGTGATATATTGTATGTTGATGCTGATAATATTATATTAACATTCTCAGCACCATTTACAGGTACAGCATATATGAACTAAGCCATACCATTTTTAAATTTCAGATAATCAATTGCATTTTTTATTTGAAATCCTTTGGTGTGAATAGCTTTTAAAAATAGTTCAATTGCATCAATTTTTACTTTTTGTAATTCAACCTTTTCAATAATATCTAAAATTTCTTTATCACCACTTAATGCCCGTTCACGTTCAGCATTTGTATTATATTTAATTGGTGAAGTTTTACCATCTTTATAATCAGGATTTGAAACACCCTTATAATAATCCATTTTCCATAAAACCATTTCATCCCGTTCACGTTTATATTTTATCATATACGCTTTTTCCATAGAATGTTGATTTATCCATTTTCCATAGATATATGGAATTCTTAATGCTTCATTATCCAATTCATCTGATATTTCTGAATCAACTTTAATTTCACCACTTATTTCTTGTAATCTCATAATAAATTCCTTATAGTGGATCATCCCCATCAATTATAAAATAATCATATTCCAATGTAACCATCCCCATTTGAGATTCTGGTTCTTCTGAGCCACTATCAAAGGATAAATCACCTAATAAATTTGGAGCACAATTAATAAATTTAATTGATGTTTTTGGTGTTAAATCACCATTTAGAATATGCAATACTGCATCTGATCTTAAACTTTTAAAAGATGCTTTATCGAAGGCAATTTTTAATAACCAATAATAAACTTCTTTATAATTTTTTAAATCATCATCAACAAGAAATGTAATTGTCAAAGGATCAAAAATAATTTTAGATCCAGGCAAAACTAAATCTCTATGTGGTGTAGCAAAAACTGGCTGATCTGTACTGACACTTGGTAATTGACAATCTCTGACATGATATGTAACATTTGGAAACATATCAATATCAAATTTAAATTGGTAATTCTTTAAAATGTTTGTTTGTACTTCTGTATTTGGCATTTATATATAACCTAAATCAAATCTCATTATTGTTTCAATAACACTTAAATCATTACGAGAGAAATTACTGGTAATTAAATTATCAGTTCTATTTTCGTAAACATCTTTAATGCTCATATTATTATCGGACTGTTCAACTTGAACATCAATCATATGATCTTTATATTCAACATCTTCATATAATACTAATATATTATTACTCATTTTTATTCCTATTCATTTCTTATATTTATGCCTTTGGCAATTGCCTACGGCAAGGATTATTGCTCTACATAATACCCTAAGTAGATCAATCCATATCATTATTAACAGTGGAATTATAACACTAGTTGAAATGTTGTCAACCCCTGTCAAGCATTTATTTTATAATATGAATATTTTGCATTGTTTATATGAATTTATTTCAATTATAATAAATACCGAGACTTTTCATAAGTCATTGATTTATAAGGATATTCTTATTATGCTCTAAGTCATTGATTTATAACGAAAATGTACTTTTATTTGACGTTTAAATGGCGTTTTAATATGTGAATTGGTGTGGTAGGTAGGGTAAGTTTATTAAATGGTCATTTAAAGTGCATTTAATTTCAAAATTCTTTATTATTCAATAAGTTATCTCAATTTATACGCAAAGTTCAAAAATACAACATATAAATAGTATTATACAATGAAAAGGAAATTATATCATGGTAGATGAATACACAATATACATAAGATGGAAAAACTATACACATTTAATAGTTGAATGTGAATATGGGATAGCACAAGAATTTAATGATTTATTCTCATTTTATGCTAAAAATTATCGGTATATGCCCGATTTTAAAAATCATATATGGGATGGTAAGATCAGGCTATTTAATGTTAATAAACGTTTATTGCCTATTGGATTATTAAAAAGGTTGGTAACATATTGTAAAAATGATGGTTTAGAAATTATCATTGATGATGAAGTTAAAGAAAAATTAAAGGGTGATGATGTATCTATACCCGATTATAATTTACCATTTGAACCTTATGAACATCAAGTAAGTGCTGTTGAACATATGTTATCAAAAAAACGTGGTTTAATTTTATCGCCTACATCTAGTGGAAAAAGTTTAAATTTATATTGTGCTTCCCGTTATAATGCTGAAAGAGGAAATAAAACTTTAATCATTGTTCCTACTGTTCAATTGGTCGAGCAATTAGCAAGTGATTTTGAGGATTATGGTTGGGATAGTGAAAAGTATGTTCATAAAATTTATGCAGGTAAAGATAAAACAACTGACAAGCCTGTAACTATATCAACATGGCAGAGTTTGGCTAAAATTCAACAAAGTATTTTACATCAATATAATATGGTTATTGTTGATGAAGTTCATCTTGCTACTGCTGTTACCATTAAGGGTATTATGGAAAAATGTACCAAAGCTGATTATAAATTGGGATTAACGGGTACTTTGGATGATACTAAGGCAAATAAGGAAACATTAATATCATTGTTTGGTGAAATATTTGTAGCCACTACAACAAAGGAATTAATGGATCAGGGTTTAGTAAGTGAATTGAAAATTAAAGCAATTCAGTTATCCTATCCGGAAGAAGTTTCAAAAATTGTTTCTAAGATGAATTATCAGGCAGAAGTTAAGTTCATGAAATCATATGAACCAAGAAATGCATTTATTGTTAATCTTACTAAAAAAATGCCAAATAATACATTAGTTTTGTTTCAACATAAAGCACATGGTAAGGCATTGTATGAATCAATGAAAGATCACTCTGAACATGTTTATTATATTGATGGTGATACGGATGTCGATTTACGAACTGCTTATACTGATAAATTTGAACAACATGATGATGTTATTATAGTTGCAAGTTATGGTGTATTTTCAACAGGTATCAATAGTAAGAATCTACATTATATTATTTTTGCATCAAGTTATAAATCAAAAATTAAAGTTCTGCAATCTATTGGGCGTGGATTAAGATTACATGTTAATAAAAATGGAATCACATTATTCGATCTTGGTGATAGACATAAATACTTAAAATACACAAATACAATTTTTAAACATTTCATTGAAAGAATAAAATTGTATGAAAAAGAAAAATTTAATTATAAAATTATGAAGGTAAATTTAAAATAAAACCAAATCCCAAATCTTTAAATGTTTTTCCTAATGGTGACTCATTTAAAGATTGAAGATATTTTGATTTTCCTAAAGTGGTTTTATGTATTACTTTATTTGAATTCTTACACCACCGATTAATAGTACCAAATCCTATTAAATCATTCATTAATTTTTTAGCACTATTGAT